GCACCGTAGACCTACTAGACTGCCCACAAGGCTTGCAGCGGCCGCAAACCACAGGAGAACCGCTACATGGCCGTCGCAACCACCTACCTCGCAACACCGACCTTCAACATCGGAGCTACGTCAGGCTCAACCAAGGATTTGTCCGACCAATGCAAGAGCGTGGTCATCACCAAGGCGCGCGAAGCGCTTGACGCTTCCAGTTTCGGCTCGTCGGCTCGCAACTACGTGGGCGGCCTCACGAACGTGACCGTCACCGCGACGTTGCTCATGGAGTACAGCTCGACGCCTGGCACGTACGTTGACCTCACCAGCCTGGTCGGCACGAACGTCTACGTTGCGGTCAAGCCGACCAGCGGCGGCATCACAACGACGAACCCCGAATTCCAGATCACTGGCGGCTACCTTGAGTCGCTTGACGTGGTGAACGCCTCGCTCGGCGAATTGTCGGAAGTTGAAATCACCATCACTGGTGGCACGCTCGTCGAAGACACAACGGCATGAAATTGACAATCCAGGTGTCTTTCAAGACACCGGCAGGACAACCAGTCAGCGAGACGGTCACGACGACCATCGCAACTGCCGCGGCGTGGGAACGCAAGTTCAAGCGCCGTGCATCCGATCTCCAGGGCGGCATCGGTATTGATGACCTGATGTTCATGGCTTGGCACGTGCTCCACGCTGAAAAGCGTGAAGGCCGCGATTATGACGCCTGGCTGCAATCGGTGGATGATTTCAGCGTCGTGGAGGTCGCCGGCGCAAACCCTACGGCAGCGGCAGCATCAGACGCCAGTTAGCTGAGCTGCTGTTGGCTACTGGCTACTGGCCCAACGGCATCGAGTTTGATGTAGAGGATTTGGCTACCGTGCTGCTGCTCGCTAAAAAGCAACAGGAGAAACGTCGTGGCCGTTAGCGCAACCATTGAAGTCGTTGGCATCAAAGACGCATTACGCGAGCTCAACCAGCTCGACAAAAAAGCGCGTCGCGATTTGACGAAACGTTACAAAGAAGTCGTGCAAGTCGTCATTGATGACATTCACAGCAAGTTTCCAACGCAGCCACCGCTGTCCGGTTTCAAACGCTCCTGGGATCCGTCACGCAACCGCGCGGTCAGCGCCAGCCTCGGTAGGCGCGATGCATACGCGGCTGTGCTCGCTGAGGAACGTCGACGTTCAGGCGCAAATGCAATCTTGCCCTGGGATGCACAAGCCAAATACGTAAAGGCTGGCGTCTCAGGCAAACGCCCACGCAAATACGCAGGCTTTATGCAAAACCTTGCCACGTTCTACATTCGTTGGACTGGCCCTGCTGCACAACTGTTTGACATGGCTGGTCGCAGCAGTTACGGCAAAGGCCAGGGCGTACAAATGATCAACGCGCTGAATGCACGCTTCGGCAAACCATCACGATTGATGTGGCCTTCATTCGAGCGCCGACGCGGAGATGTCGAAGATGCGGTGAGGGCTATCGTGAATGATCTGATGGAACAGGTCAATCGGGATGTGAGAGTCTGACGTGGCAGTAAGTATTCCGATTGTCTCCGAATTTGATGGCAAAGGTATCCAAAAGGCCGTCAAAGAATTTCAGCAGCTTGAAGGCGCTGGCGCCAAAGCCCAGTTCGCTCTCAGCAAGGCTGCGCTGCCGGCCGCAGCCGCTATCGGCGGCCTGGCTGTCGTAATCGGTGACGCCACCAAAGCCGCCATTGAGGATGCCAAAGCCCAAGAGCTGCTGGCCCTAGCCATTGAAAAGAACACGCTCGCTGGCGAAGCCAACGTGCGAGCTGCCGAGGCCTACATCGAAGCCACCATGATGAGCGCAGCAGTCGCAGACGACGTGCTCAGGCCAGCCCTGGCCACCCTCGTGCAAACCACAGGCGATCTGCAATACAGCCAAGAGCTGCTGAACGCCTCACTTGACATTTCGGCGGCTACCGGCACAGAGCTCAGCGCGGTCACTGACGCCGTAGCAAAGGCTTACGCAGGTAACACCAAAGCCCTGGGCAACCTGGTGCCAAGTGTGCGCGGCCTAATTAAAGACGGGGCCTCGCTCGACGAAATTATGCAGGCGCTCAACGCAACAGTTGGTGGCGCAGCCGTAGTCGCAGCCAACAGCGCCGAGGGCCGCATGAAACGCTTGTCGCTGACCATTGGCGAAACCAAAGAATCAATTGGTGCAGCCTTTCTGCCAATACTTGAGAAACTGCTTCCTTACTTGCAGCGCTTTGCTGAGTATGCCCAAAACAACAGCGACACCATCGTGAAAGTAATGCTGGCGGTCGGTGCCCTGGCTACTGCAATTCTTGTGCTCAACACGGCAGTCAAAGTGATTACGGCCAGCCAGATCGTGCTAAACGCGGTCATGGCAGCGAACCCGGTCGGCTTGGTCGTTGTCGCTGTCGGAGCTCTCGTCGCAGGATTCATGGTGCTGGTCGAGAAAACAGGCAGCGTCAAAAACGCCTTTATGACGATGGGCAATTTCATCATCGGCATCTTTGAACGCATCGCCAACACGTACGTCGACATGATCAACGCCATCATTCGAGGCCTCAACGTGCTGCCAGGCGTCAATGTGCCTTTCGTGCCCAAGATTGACCTGCCGCAATTCAACATCCCCAGTGGCGCTGGCTCAGCCGGTGGCGGAGGCGGCGCCAGCAGCGGCCCAGACTTCGTAGAACGCCGTTTCGCAGCTCCAATCGTGCCTGTGGTGCCTGCACCTGGCGTAACGCTCCCAGCGCCCTCAGGAGGCGGCGGTGGCGGTGGCGGTGGTGGCGCGGTCGGCGGTGGTGGCGGCAGTCTGGGTCGAGGCATGGTCGGCATCCTGCCAGTCGAGGAAGGATTCTTTGGTGGCGGCGGCGGCGGCATCGGCGGCAGCCCGGGCGAACAAACACTGCTGAGCGACACTGGCGGCATCACCGTCATCGTCAACGCAGCAATCGCCGAGGCCAGCCTGGGCGACGCAATCGTTGACGCTCTCACGGATTACAACCGGCGCAGTGGGCCGTTACAGCTGCAAATCGCGTAATGGCTTCCACAGTCGTACAGTCAGGCGATTATCTGCTGGAACTTGATACCGGCTTTGATACCAACAGCTTTCGCTTGAATGACGCTGCAAAGGGCGTGCTGAACAATGCCACGTACACGCTCGGCCCGAATACAAGCTATGCCGACATTACTGAGTACGTCACAACTATCGCCTACTCGCGCGGTCGACGCAAATCCGACTACCAATTCGGCGCAGGCGTCATGACATTTTCGATGCGCGACGAAACAGGCATCCTCGGCCCATACGACAGCACAAGTCCTTACTACGACCCAGACAATAATGAGCCTGGCTTGGCGCCAATGCGATCAGTGCGCCTGAGCCGCGATGGCGAATACCTGTTCACAGGCGTCGTCACCGGTTACACATACGATTTCGCCCTGGCTGGCCCGAATACCGTCAACGTGCAATGTGCAGACGAGTTCTACAAATTGGCACAAACTCAGCTTGATGAATACAACGTCAATGCCGAAACGTCAGGCCAACGCATTACCAGCGTGCTGGCTTTGCCCGAAGTTGACTACAGCGGCACAACCAACATCGCCACCGGCACGGTCAATCTCGGCCATGACAGCTCCTACACCGTGCCTCAAGGCACCAACACGCTGGCGTATTTGACGCAAATTAATGACGCCGAACAAGGCCGGCTGTTCGTTGCGCGCGATGGCACGATTACGTTTCAAGAACGCATCGGTGGCACATTGGCGCCACCGATCATCAGCTTCAAAGACGATGGCACAGGCGCCAAATACGACACCGTAGAAGTCGAGTTTGATGCCGACAACGTCGTAAACCGCGCTTATGTTGGCGCGCTCGACGGCAAAGAAGCCACAGCGACCGAATCGGCCAGTATCGCCAAATACTTTATCCAGGGCACCAGCATCACCAACAGCCTGCTGCACCAGCAAAGCGAAATAAACAATCTGGCTACCTACCTGCTCGAACCTGATCCAGCGCCCCGGTACACGGCCGTGAGCACCTGGTTTGGTTTGCTTACGAGCACCCAGCGCGATGATGTTGCCACGATTGACATTGGCGACACGATTGCGGTTGAGAAACAGATACCGGGTCTGGGCAGCGCAATTAGCACTGATTTATCGGTTGAAGGCATTTTGGGGGTCATTGACGTGAATCGAGGGCATCGCATTACTTTCTACACCAGCCCCACCACCGTTCTGTATGAGCTGATTTTGAATGATGTCGTGTACGGTCGCCTCGATTTCAACGTATTAGGATGATGTCATGACATTCCCAGTATTCGCCTCAGGCGATGTGCTCAATGCCAGCGACATGAACGCAGTCGGTAAATGGCTTGTTGCCTCTGGCTCAGTTGGAACCTCAACTACTCGCATCATTGACAATGTTTTCAGTTCAACATACGAAAACTATCACATTGTTTTTTCAAATATGGCACAAGCTGGTACGACCAACTCAATCCAGTGGCGTACTGGCGGCGCAACCAATAGCACGTCAAATTATGCGCACGGCCGATCATTCATTGATACTGCGTCAATGGCGTGGCAAGCTGGCAGTTCTGGCACAACGTCGTTTGCACTTGCGGATACAACCGCCACGGTGTCTTATTCATTTGAGATTTTGCTATTGCAACCTTTTGCCACCGCATTGACTCACGCATGGTTCAGACAGACCTCAAATAACGTAACTCCCGCGTCTTGGGTCGGATTTCACATTTTCAAAGCAACCACATCATTTGATGGCATGATTTTGACCACCGGCGGCAATATGTCGTCAGGAACATATCGCATTTACGGATTGAGGAACTAATGAAAATCAACGATAACGGCATTGAGCGCGACATGACGCCAGACGAAATTGCTAACTATGAAGCCGTCATTGCAACTGCAGAGGCCGACACCGCGGCAATCCAAGCCAAAGCCCAAGCCGTTGCATCAGCGCGCGCCAAATTGTCTGCGCTTGGATTGACTGAAGCCGAAGTCAAGGCATTGGTTGGCTGATGAAGTGGCAGCACGTCTTAGAGGACTGGGCCAAAGCTTTCGTCGCTGGAAGCGTCGCCGTGCTTATCACAAGCGGCTACGATCTCGAAGGCGCGCTAAAAGCCGGCTTAGCAGCAGTACTGCCGCTGATCTACGCCTGGGCAAACACGAAAGACCATAGGTACGGCCGCAAGTGAGCCGCGAAGTCAGGCCGGTGCGCCTACCAGCCGACCTGGCAAACGTCAACCCAGGCGAAATACCTGCGTACCTGCTGCGCTCAATACGGCCCTACGGCCGGCTTCATTGGCTTGCTGCACAAGCTTGGGAAGCTATGCGCCGCCAAGCTCACGCTGATGGCATACGGCCGTTGAAACCGACCAGCCATGGCGACACATACCGCGATTTAGCGACACAGGAACGCGGCTTTCTCGCTCGATACACGACGGCGCCAATCGCGAACAATACGTCAATACGCACATGGAAGGGTCAACGCTGGTATCTAAAGCCTGGGCTGGCACCTATGGCCGTACCGGGCACAAGCACACATAACCTCGGCCTTGCTGTTGACGTGTCTGAGGCATCAGGCGAGCGCCTGCAATGGATGGAAGCCAACTGCCTGACATTCGGGTTTAGCTGGGAATTTAGGTCTGGCGCCGAACCGTGGCACATCCGCTATTTTAAGGCAGAATCAATACCACCCAGGGTGCAGCGCTGGCTTGACACCCATGCAAACTGAAATCACCGTCGCCCTCATCTCAGCCGTCGCGTTGATAGTGGCGGGCGTACCAGCTGCCCTGGTCGAGCGAGCCCGACGAGAAAACGCCGACGATCACGCATACGTGCGCAAGATACTGACTAGGGTAGAAAACAAGTTAGACAACCACCTGGAGGATCACATCAATGGCTTTACGCGACGAAATAAGTCCGAAAATAAACAGGCTTGATGAGCTTGAAGTTTGGCTCAAAAAACAATCAAACCGCAAAGAATGGACTGACATCATCTTTGACGAGCAATACAGCTCAGGCTCAGTCGCCAAACTCCTGACCAAGCACGGCTTCAAAGCTGATTGGAATCTCGTCTACCGATTTAGGAGCCGCCATGCCTCTAAGTGATGAGGTCGAGCAGCTGCAAACAATCGATCAGCTGCGCCAAGCGCTCAAACGCTCCAATGAACTCAACATCAGACTAAAGCACAAGACCGGCGAACTTGTCGCTGCCGTTTACCAGGCCGCCAAAGACGCAGCCCTGGCAACGCCCCCAGTCAAGGTCAAGCCGCCAGCAAAAGACACGCGCAAAGGCAAAGCCGAAGTCGCCCTCATTCATTGCACGGATTGGCAGCTTGGTAAAAAGACCGTCAGTTACGGCAAGCAAACCTGTGCGCAACGCATCGAGCAATTCATCGACAAGAGCTTGCACATCACCAACATCCAGCGGAAACACCACCCGGTACGCGATTGCGTGTTGTTTCTCGGTGGCGACATGGTTGAAGGCTTAGGCATCTTTCCAGGCCAAGCATGGGAAGTCGATGCTTTGCTCTACGAGCAGCTGTTCACCACGTCGCACATCATCGCCCAAACCATCACGACACTGGCAGCCAACTTCGAGTCAGTGCGCGTCGTATGCGAGTACGGCAACCACGGCCGCATCGGCCGCAAAGGCGAAATGCCCGGTGGCGACAACGTAGATCGCATCGCCTACGAAATTGCCAAACACAAGGTCGGCCACCTGGTCAAAGACTGGCAGGCCTCGGACTCGTGGTATCAAATTGCCAAGATTGGCAACTACAAAGCGCTACTCGTGCACGGTGACGAAATCAAAAGCTTCGGTGGCAACACACCAGCGTTCGGCATCCTGCGCAAAGTCAACGCTTGGGCCGGTGGCGTCATCGAGGACTTCCACGACTGCTACATGGGCCACTGGCACACACCAATGAGCCTCACCATGAGCAACGGCGGTCGCATCTTTGTGACCGGCTCACCCGAATCACACAACGAATACGCGCGCGAATTCGTGGCAGCCACAGGCATACCATCACAACGCCTGCACTTCATCGATCCAGACAAAGGCCGAGTCGCGGCAGAATACGTCGTATGGCTCGACTAGAGCACCCCCTCGTGCTGGTCACCTGGCATGACGCCCACACCATCGACAACGACGAATGGCACGAACTGGCCGACCTGACCGACGAGCCCTGCATCGTGCAATCAGTGGGCTGGCTGCTCTCCAAACGCAACGCCAGGCACCTGATACTTGCCCAATCGCTGACCGACGACAAAGGCGTGGACAACGTGCTATTCATTCCGGCACGAATGGTGCGAAAAGTCGTAAGGCTGCAAATCCCCCACAAGCGCCGAAAAGTGCGCTAAGGTGAAATCAGCCGTTGGAGGCGGCCAATAATGACCACACTCATCACCTATGAAATACTGACTGGATTGTGTCAGGAAACTGGGC